CTTATGCAGATGATAAAAAGAGGAAAGCTGCTAATGAGAGGAAAAAGTTACGTTACAGAGCTAACAAAGTTGGATTAAAGCCTTTACCTCCTGGAAAGCCTACACCACAAGCAAGGAAAAAATGGTTGGATGAACTACACAGACGAGAAACAGGAAATATCGAAGGAAAATAGGTTTATCATACAAGTTATGATTATGTACATTGAGGATTATGAGTTCTTATATGAATGTATGGGTTATGATACTAAAAATATAATATTAGATGTTGAAGATTTAATTGTTGAGTTAATTGATTTACAAAGAGATGACGTTTATTATTGTCCACTAACTATTGCTTGATTTTTCCCTTATAGGTGAGTTTTTTGGTAGTTGTATCGTACTAGAAACACTTCCTGTAGGATCTAGTATGCAGTAACAAAAACTTCCACATAGACTCCATCCACTTCCTGGTAGTCCTATTGCTTCCCAATCAGAGAATGGTAATACAGTTCCTGCTCTTTCTTCGCAGTCTGAACATATTCTATGTCCTGATACTGTTACCCATGTAAATTCTTGATCCATATCAAATTCTTCGTATTGTCCGAATCTAGCAGATTGAGCAATTCCTAATACTACAGCAGCTTTAATTGAGTTTTTAAGTAACCCAAATATCTTGCCACCTTCATCCATATCTCTAGTTAATTGTTCTTCAATAGTTGTATCGTCTATTCCATTTGCTCGTAGTTGTGTAACATATTTATCAACATTAAGTGCAAATGCTTGTGAGTCAAATATCATTAATGTAACTATTTCGTCTATTATTGTATCTATTTCGTCTGGGAATTGTTCTTCAAGTGTATCTAATGTTTCTTGAAAGTCATCTCCGAAGATGTCGCTATAATCTTGTATTGCCATTATTTAGATGCCATTTTCATTGATTTTTCTAAATTCTTTGCAAATTTTTGTTTTGCTTTAATGTATTTCGGATTTCTTTCAAGGTTATCTAATGTCTTATCTACAAAATTTCTTGCTGGAACTCTTTTATTAGGTATTAGAGAATTAGAAGCAGTTGTAAAGCCTTTATTCTGATAGTAACCATAAAATACAGGAGCTGATTTTCTTTTCCCTCTGTATATTTTGCCATTAGGTTTTTTAATTTTATAGTTTTTAGAGCTTTTAGCACTATTTTTAACTACTGCTTTTAGTTTTTTTGTACTTGCTTTTAGTATTTTATTAGATTTTGCTAGTTTACCAGTAAGATTAAGTGGTTTATGATCTCCATGCACTTTTTGAGTAGAAGCTCTTAAACCTAGATGACTATCTTCTTTAATCTCTTTATCCCATCCCTCTTTAACAGGAACTGCAACATCATTGAGTAGCACAGCAGCAGAAGCTCGTACATTCCTCAATAGTCTGCCTACATCAAAGTTCTTCTTGTACTTTACTTGTATCATTTAATTTCTTTCCAAACCCTTTACCTAATTTATAAGCCTTAATGTATCTAGGTATAAATTTAGCAAAAGACACTTCTATAAAGTCCTTTGCATATTGACTAGGATCTTCAATAATTGATTTAATATTAGCTTTAGGAATCTCTACTTCAATATCATTCAGTTGCTTGAGTTCTGTTACGAACCCTACTAAAGATTGATCCACTTTGTTGTTCTTTTGTGCCATTTACACTTTCATTGTCTTTAATTTCAGCTTGTGCTTGTTCTAAAGTTAAGTCATCATTGTATTTTTTCAATAATTTAGCTTTAGTAGTCATATTATTCTCTAATAACCAAGTATTCATAGCTATTTCCTCTGGAGTAGTCATGATTGTTTTAGGTTCATTAAAGTCTACACCTATTTCATTAGGCAATTTAATTCCATTAGAATCAGCGACTCTTTTCTCTAAGTCATATAATTCCATCTCACTACCTGTCCATAATCCAAGATCATCTTGATATTTCTCATTATATTCAACATTCCTAATTTGGAGAGCAGTTCCAGATTGAGGTCTATCTTTTTGAGGATCAATAAATGATACTGTTAAGTGATTATTAGAAGCAGTTACTTCAAGCATTGTTTTAGCAAGAGCTATGGCATCATCAATATTAACAGTAGGAGATAATATATTCATATTAGCACCTTCAGGTAGTATTATAATTTCATCAGAACCTGCTCTTTGTATGTTTTCATCAGCATACATTCCAGTAACTGTATATTGTCCAAACATTTGGAATCTCATTCCCAGATTCATTTCTGTAAATAAGATATTAAGTTGCTCATTTGCATTGATTATATCTATAGCTCCAGGAACAGTAAATTCAAGCTGTTGATGATCTTTATGCATGAACACAAAAGGCAGAACACCTAAATCATGAGTTTCTGCCTTTAGTTCTTTACCATTATCGTCATATATTATGTAACCTTGATCATCATAATAAGCATACTGTAACACTTCATTTCCCACAGATGCATCATCAGTATTTAAGATAATTGGATACTTAATAGCTATTGGTTTAAATGGATCTAATTCGTCAAGTATAACATCAAAAGCATATTTTGGTGTATATTTAAAGAATTTATTACCATTCGCATCCTCATCCATTCCTATATGCACAGCAATAGTACCTAATAGTTTAGTCATTTTTTCAAAATGTTTTAATTTAACGTCTTTCATTCTAATTAAATCATCATAAACATCTTGTTTACTTTGTAGGGTTCTATTTGCACCAAGAGTATAAACTCTTGACATTTTATCTACAAATCTTTTAGTGATATTCATTGAACTTATTGGAACTTCTTGGAATGAAGAAGCACTAAATCTATCTTTTACATATTGTTCAGTATTATCACCATTATAATAATCAAGCATTTTATAAGTCAATGCTCTCCTGTTTTTAGCTTGTTCTAGCTTTTGTCTTTTAATAGAGTTATCTATTATTTGCCTTGCCATTGAATAAATCATCATCTGCTCCTGAATTGTATTTGATATTGTCTGATTGGAAATTGATTAACTAATGCATACCTGAGAGCATCCATGCTGTGATCATGGTATCCATCTTTTTTAGGAAGCTCTTTCATTTCATATCCTTCTTTGCTTTCAGGGTATGCATATCCTTCCATATCTTCTATTAATCCAGTACATTTTTCATCTATATGCAATCTTCTTGTTCCATCTGAAGATAGTATGAAATTTCTTACATGAGATACACCTGAAGCTATACTCCTAGATGCTTTATCTCTTACTGCAAATACTCTCCACCCAGTATTTTGATAAAATATATCTGCTTCACCTTTACCTACTGAAGCCTGGACTTGATAACCAGCAGGATCTCCATATACATTTGCTATCTGATATGGTCTTTGCTTTATCATGTCCACTAATTCTGTTGTCTTAATATTAGTCTGATGTACTATCTCATCTATAAAATAAATGTGATCCACATCATTAATTCGTTCTGTTTGAAACCACAAAACGGCTGGGCTGCGATAGCCAAAATCAATAGAGATAAAAGTAGGTAGATTATATCTATATGGATATTTACCTACATTCTCATTCCTAGAGAAGTCATTATATACTCTACCTTGTAATGATGTAAACTCTGCTGCAAACTCTTGCCTGAATATCTCGTCAGTCAGAGATTGTTTAGCTTCTAATAAATCTAAATCTTCTTCTCCTTCTGGAAATGAATGTCTATTATCCCATGATGGAGAGTTAAATGAATACCAATTAGCTTCATTTTGTCCTTTTAAAAACAATCTGTAAAAATAATTGTGTCCTTGTGGTGTGGAAATAAATATTGCTCTACCTTTACCCCTCTTACCATCAGATAAAGTAGGTCTTACATACATCTCCCAGATTTTCTTTAATCCTTTAATCTTACTTGCTTCATCAAATACTGCTAAAGATACACCTTCACCAATCATAGAATTAGGAAACTCTGCTGACTTACCCTCTAATACAGACTTCCCACCATTCCAATCAAACTCTAAATATTGATCTTTAGCTGAATACCTAGCAGGTTTATATCCTTTTTGAATAACAAGCTCTGTATATACAAACTCAAATATCTTACTTGATGTGGCATAATTAGGTGCTATTATCCAGCACACAGAATTAGGAATACATAATTGGATCTCTATTTCTCTGGCTGCACTAAAACTCTTACCGAACCTTCTTCCTGCTGAAACAACAGTATATCTTGTGCCATCAGGATTATTATCTGCATTATATACACCATTAGGAGGGAAATGTAACTTCTTTTGTCCACTATGTGGTTCGTACTTTACGAAATTAAACCATTTATTCTTATATTCTTCAATATTTTGTGTATATTCAATCATTTATTATAAAAATTTTTGTATTTTAGTAGAATAGTTTATATATTTCATTATCAAATATACTACAAATAGTATATTTATGTTACTAAAAAAGTCAAAAAGGAGTTTAATCATAATGACTGAAGAAGTACAAAACCAGACTGAACAGGCAGGGATTTCTGGAGAGCAGACAGCTCAAACTAACGATCAGTCCGATCAAAGTAATACAAATGATACTAATTGGAAATCTCTACATGAGAATGAAGTAGATTATAATAAAAAGTTACGAGGTAAGAATCAAGAACTTCAAGCTAAATTAGAGCAATTTGAAAAGAATGAAGCAGCAGCTAGGCAGAAAAAAATGGAAGAAGCTGGTGAGTTCAAAACAATTATTGCTGAAAAAGATTCAGAAATTGAATCTTTAACTAAAAAAGCTGGAGAATATGATAATTACTTAAATACTCGTAAGTCTGAATTATTAGAATCTTTTTCTGAAGATGATAGAGATCAATTTAGTCATTTGCCTTTAAACGATATAGAAAAATTATCAAAGAGGTTAAATGTTTCTAAATCAAATGTACCGAATGTTCCTGAAGGCAGAGATGCTAAATTAGGAGAGTTTGGTGGTTACAGTTCTTATCAAGAATGGGCAACTAAAGATCCAGCAGGTTATCAAAAGGCAAATACACCACAAACATCTGGAAAGATGAAAATTGGCTATTAAGAAAGACCATAGTAAGATTATGGGAGTCGATTATGATCCTAAAGGTGATATGGTTGTAGATGTTAAAGATGATGGAGATTGTGAAGTCAAGTATAAAGGGCAAAAAATGGATTATGATACTTACGTTGATGAAATGGAAGATAGAGCTACAAGAAATCAACAAGGTAAATCCATGACCACTTCTTCTATTGGAATGTTCAATGGTGTTAATTTTGATGAAAATGGGAACATAGTGAAATAACCTCGTAAATATTAAAATAATACCCTACTTGAAGGCTTCGGCAGTTGATAGAGGGAGAAAATAAGAGGTAAATTCAATGACGAATTTAGAAAGATTACAAAACTATGCTCTGCATGGTGCTATGGCTAATATGCCTTGTGCTGAAACTGATACTGGCGTTGCAGCTGGTGGTTTAGGTAGAACTATTGGTGATGCTGTTATAGCATTTAATAAAGCTAATGTTATGTTCCCACTTGTTAATTCTAAACAAGCTAATCCAGGAACAACTCATGTTCAATTCGCAGATTATACAAAACTAGCTACTAGCGATGTTGGAACACCAGGTGATGGTGCTGATGAAACTACTGTTACTTCTGTAACTACTGCTGCTAGAACTGCTACTATTAGTGAGCATGTTATTAGAGCAGATGTTTCTGATTTAGCTGTTATGGGTAATGCAGAAGATCTAACTGGTAATGTTGGTGCTGTATTAGGTAATGCAGTTGCTGCTAAACTTGATGATGATTTAGTAGAGCTTGGTAAAGCATTTTCTCAAACTGTTGCAGGTGCAGGTACAGCTTTAGCTATATCTCATGTTTTTGATTCTATGCGACAATTAAGAGCAGCTGGAGCCCCTATGCCTTATTCTTTAGTATTATCTCCAAAGCAAGTTTGGGGTGCTAAAGGCTTAATTAGCTTAACTCATAATACTGCTATAGATACTGCTGGTAGTTCAACTACTGATACTGCTACTGCAAGAGGAATTGGTATGCTAGGTAGTGTTGCTGAACAAGCTATGCAAACTGGTTATATTGGATCTATCGCAGGTTTCAATGTTTATTGGAGTGATCAAATAGATGAAGATGTATCTTCTGGTGGTGATGCTGCTGGATTTGCATTTTCTAAAGGTGCTATTGGACTCGCTGTTGGTGTTGATGGTTTATTTAGACTAGAAACAGAAAGAAATGCTTCTTTCAGAACAACTGAATACGTTGTTTGTGGTTTCTGGGGTGAAACAGAGATAAAAGATGCCTTTGGTGTTTATTGTCTTACTGATGTTTCTTAATATCTAATCATAATATAGGCAAGGGTTAATGCCAATCTATCTTTTTCATTATTGATTCGCAAAATCCTAAATAACATTAATCCTTGCCTACACATACAGGAGTTTAATATGTCGCAATTTTTTAAAAAACCAAATGGCGTAGTAATAGAAGTAAATAAGCATCATGATATTAATTCTTTAAAAGAAAGATTTGAAGAATGTGATGTTAATGGTAAGCCAATTAAAGTTGAAAAGAAAGCTGCTAAAAAACCTTCTAAAAAGAAGGAGAAATAGATGGCTAATAATTTAAGTAAATATGCCGTAATAAGAGTTGCACCTACATTAGATACAAGTGCTTATGCTGATGATGATGTATTCTTTAATTCAACTGAAATACCATCTGCTGTTTTAGGTAATGGTGGTTCTTCTAAATTAATTGGAGTTACTATTCTAAATGAAGATGATGTTGCACATGATATAGATATAATATTTATGCAAAAATCAACTGATTTAGGTACAATTAATGATGCTGTTGGATCTAATAGTAAATGGACAAATGCACTAGCAAAAGCAGCAGGTGTTCTAGGTGTTGTTACGATTGATTGGAGTTTATCTAATGCTAATATGGTTAATAATTTAATATTCACCACAGCCAATGCAAACCCTAGTGCCAAGTCAGAAGGTTTGCCAATTTTATTACAAGCTGAAAGCAATTCTACAAGTGTATTTATGGCAGCAGTAAGTAGAGGTGGTACACCAACAGTAGCAGCAGATGATTATGAGATAATACTTCATATTGAAAGGGCATAATGTCCTTAATTGAGCAGATCAAGGAACATGAAGGTTTCAGGTCTACCGTTTATGACGATTCTCTTGGAATAGCCACAATAGGATTTGGCTTTACCATTAAGGATCTTGAGCTAGATCTTGATATTGCAGAAGAAATACTAAAAAGAAAACTTGATAAACTTAAAAAAAGAGTTAATGATAGATTTCATTGGGTTTCTGATGCACCTAAACCTATACAGAATGTAGTATATAATATGTGCTATCAAATGGGTGTAACTGGATTTTCCAAGTTCAAGAAAACAATTCAATATTTAATAGATAAAGATTATGATAATGCTTCCAGAGAGATGCTCGACAGTCGTTGGAGTCGGCAAACACCGAATCGCAGTATTGAGTTATCTAATATAGTCAAAGCACAGAGTAATGAATAGTGAATCCTATAGAGATATTACAGGAATTTGGAGTACCAGTAGCATTTTGTCTTGGTTTAGCTTGGTTTA